ACAAAAGTGAAGAATTTATCGAAGAAGGTATGACACTGATTACCGAAACGGACAGTGATCGCCTTCTAGATGCCGCTGCAAAGCGTCGTAGATCCAAGATGAAGGAAGAACTATACCCATTACCAGAAGACCGCCTAGAACGCCCTTGTGGAGGAGCGGGCGGATTTGACGATTTTGTAGAGCGTTGGCACGAGTGAATAAATACAAATAGCTTCGTGTCTTCCTGTAATGCAGACTTTTAAGTCGTTTAAAGATTTAAGCGTCACCTTTAAAAAACATCCTATGACCGATGAGTTACTCACGGTCAAGGATGCGTCTGCAATTAAGCAGTCTATTATGGTATTGCTTCTCACTGAGAAGAGTGAAAGGTTGTTCAACCCAGAATTGGGTAGTTCAATTACTAGAATGCTATTTGAACCTCTGGACTTTGCTAGTGCTGCGCTTATTCGAACAGAAATTGCCACAACGTTGGGTAGGTTCGAACCTAGGATTGAAGTTGATCGCATTATCTGTGAACCAGATTTTAATAATAATGGATTTAATGTTGAGCTTCATTATGCAATTATCGGAAGAGATGACACTCCACAGCAAGTTAATTTTGTATTAGAGAGAACCCGATAAATGCCTTACGCTCAGATTTCAAATCTAGACTTTAATGATATTAAGACGGTTCTCAAAGAATACATGAGAACTCAGTCAGATTTTACTGACTATGATTTTGAGGGATCCGTTCTTAGTAACATCTTAGATGTTCTTGCCTATAACACGTATTATACGGCATTTAACACAAACATGGCAATCAATGAGTTATTCATTGATAGTGCCACACTTAGAGATAATGTAGTTGCCATTGCTAGACAACTTGGTTATAGACCAAGATCTACAACTTCTGCAACAGCATATGTAAATTTTCAAGTTGAGTATGGAAATCCAACAAATGATACAGAACTGATCCTTAAAGAAGGAACTGGATTTGTTGCATCTTTCAATAATAAAATCTATCAGTTTGTTACACCAGTTGACGTAAAAGCGCAGGTGGTTAATGATGTTGCTACCTTTAGAGATGTTTTAGTAAAAGAAGGGACGCAAATCGTTAATACTTTTAGAGTCAATAGTTCAAACAAGACACAAAGATTTGTTTTAGATAACCAAAATATCGACACATCTACTATTCAAGTAGAGATTTATTCAAACGGTTCTAGTTTCAGTGAACCATATCTGTTAGCTGACAACATTCTTGATATTACTACAACATCAAAAGTATTCTTCTTGAATGAGATTGAGGATCAAAGATATGAACTTATCTTTGGCGATGGTATCATTGGTAAGAAATTAGAAGATCAAGCAGAAATTGTTGTCAAGTATATCGTTACTAATGGTCCAGAAGCAAATGGCATTAGAACGTTTGTATTTTCTGGAGTTTTAGAAAATCCTCTTGCTATTTCTCCAACATCATTCGAATCTTCAATATTATCAACTGTTGCTGCTTCAGGTGGCGAAGACATCGAATCTATTGCTGAAGTAAAGTTTGCAGCACCAAGAACATTTGGAACACAAAATAGAGCAGTCATTGCATCTGATTATGCTGCCATTGTTCGTAACATCTACCCATCTATTGGTGATATCATTACATTTGGTGGAGAAGAGCAAGATCCACCAGAATACGGTAAAGTCTTTATTTCTATTAAACCAAAGAATGCTGCTTACTTGACATCACTGACCAAACAAAACATTATTGCTGAATTGAAAAAATATGCTGTTGGTTCTGTAGAACCTGTAATTATCGATCCTTCGATTCTATATGTTGAGTTAAGTAGTAAGATTTATTACAATGGATCAACGACTGATTTGACTCCACAGCAAGTGACTTCTAGAGCAATTCAAACATTCCAGTCATATGTCGATAGATCCGAGACTGAGAAGTTCAACGGTAAGTTTAGATACAGTAAAGCTATTGGTGTTATTGACGATTCGGTTAAAGCAATCAACTCAAACTTGACAACAGTCACAATGAGGAAAGATTTCTATCCTCAGTTGAATTCTACGTTCTACTATGAGATCTGTTTCCAGAATGCATTTGATAAGGACTGTGACGATCCTGTCCTTGCTACAACTGGGTTTAGAGTCACTGAGTATCCTAATTTTGACGTGTATCTCGAAGATAGGGATGGCAAAATTGTCCTATATAGACTAGACTCTATAACTGGCGAAAAAGTTGTCCTTGACAAGGAAGTTGGTGATATTGATTATGACAAAGGCGAATTGAAAATGTATAATTTGACGATTATCAAAGGATCATTCTTTAATAATCGTATCTCAGTTAGAGTAAAACCGCTTTCTAATGATATCAAGGCATCTCGTGAGGTGTATCTTGATGTTGATGTAGCAAATTCAACCTTCATTGCATACAAAGAGTAATTAAATGGCTATCAAGACCAAAAAGATCTCTGCTCTTATTGAGTCACAACTTCCTAGTTTTGTTGTAGATGAATATCCTCTCTTCTCTAAGTTTTTGGAGAAGTATTATGAAGCTCAGGAAAATTCTGGTCAGCCACTAGATTTAGCAAATAACCTGCTAACGTATGCAGATATTAATTATTATGAGAAGAATCTTCTAAATGAGAATAGTATCCTCACGACTACTATTTCAGCGTCAGAGTCTACAATCGTCTTGGAAGATGGTAGTTCTTTCCCAGAGAAGAATGGTTATATAAGAATTAATAATGAAATCATCTTCTATGCTACTAGATCTGGCAATACCCTTTCAGAATGCTCTAGAGGCGTCAGTGGTAACACCACCCTAGGAGATCTATACGAACAGAGCACATTCGTTACTACAGAGGCAGCAGCGCACGTCTCAGGGTCTGCTGTATACAATGTTAGTAATTTATTTTTGTATGCTCTTATCAAGAGCTTTGAATCTCAATATCTATCATCATTTCCAGAAAAATATCTAAAGAGTGATGTAGATAGAAGAACTCTTATCAAAAATATCAGGCAGTTCTACAAGACTAAAGGAACGTCTGCTTCTATCAGATTTATTTTTAACTCAATTGTTTCTAAGGATAGTAGAGATATCCCAGAAACATACAATCCCAAAGACTACACATACAAGTCTTCAAATGCAGATTGGGTCAACGTATTTGCTCTCAAAGCAAAAGTTGTATCTGGAGACCCAAACGACCTGATTGGAAACATTATTGTTCAACCAGAAACTGATGAGTATGCATATGCATCAGCTGTTGTTGACAATGTATATCCAGATGGAACTATTGATGGCGAAACAATCTGGAATATTGTATTAGCACCAGAAACTGTCAATGGAGAATTTGCTGTTTCTACTAAAACCAGACTAGAAAAAACTTTATCAGCAACTGATGGTGTTGGTAAGAGAGTTAATGTTTTTTCTACAACTGGATGGGGAAAGACTGGTAAAATTCTAATTGGTCAAGAAACAATTGAATTTGAAGAGAAAAATGTAACTCAATTCGTAATTAAGAAACGAGGTAGTGTCACTTACACTCATGATGTTGGAAGTTCTGTTTATAAACCAGTTACTATATCTGGTTCGGATGTAACTCTTCTAACATTTGGAGTAGTATATAATTTTACTACATCATCTTCTCGTCCATATGCATATACTGGAGATAAGATTCAAATTTCAAATCCAGGATTTGAAACTTCTGATCCAAAGATTGTAAGAACTGGAAGCAATAACACCAGATGGATTCTGAATAATAATCTTCCAGTTAACATTCCATCGAAACCCTCTTTGCAATCTTCATTAGGAGATATTTCGACAGATGTTTCTGCCATCTTCAGCGATGAGCAATACTACTATATTACTGCTTCTGGATTTCCATCACATAAAATTTTAGATGGTTCTGATGTAACTCAGACATTAAAGGATCAAAAAATTCTACGCATTCTTAGAAAAGAAGCAATCAGAACAACTGAGAAGTATAAAACACCGAAATCGGATGTTGGCATTCTTCTCAATGGATCCAGAATCTATAGTTATAAAGATGACGAAAGCATCAGATATGGATTTTTAGAAGAAATTAGAGTTAATACTCAAGGAACTGGGTATGCAAAACCACCATTTGTGTTAGTTGATGGCGTTCCAAACAAAGCTAGGGCAGTTCTTTCTGGTTCTGTAGTAGAGAGATATATTGTCGATACAAACGACATTTTCCCAAGAACTCCAGTAGTTGAAGTAACATCTGGTCGTGGTGCATCTGTTCGCGCTGTTGTTACTGGAGATAAAATCACATCTTTGGTTATTGACAATCCTGGAGAATATTATTCATCCCCACCAACTGTAAGAATTACAGACAGAAACGGTAAAGGAAGATTTGCCAATTATACTGCTGTAGTTGATACGGATGGTAAGATTACAGAATTTATCAAGAATGATGAAGGAAGTTTCTATACTCAGGAAACTGTAAGAGTTGATATCATTCCAGTTGGTAATGGCGCTACTGCAATCCCATACCTGAAAGAGTGGAATTTTAACAGATTTAATAAGTTAAGTTCTCAACTTGATAGTGAGTATGGTTATGTTTTCAAAAATTATAACCAAGTTTTAGAGTATGGTTATGGTCATGTTGGAAATCCAAAAGCACTGAGAGTAGCTCTTAATGACAATATCAGCGGCACTGGTTCTGAACCAACAACTAAAGTTCACTCTCCAATCATTGGTTTTGCTTATGATGGAAATCCAATCTATGGTCCATTTGCCCACGAAACGCCATTAGATCCACAATCTCCTATTGTTAGAATGACTTCTAGTTATTCTCGCAAGGGATCTAGACCTAATGGTCCATCTATTACAAATTATCCACTAGGATCATTTACTAACGACTATTCTTATACCCATAAATCTGGTTCTTTGGACGAGAATAATGGAAGATTTTGTGTTACACCCGATTATCCAGATGGTGTTTATGCATATTTCCTTACTATCGATAGTAATCAAATACCACAGTATCCATATTTCTTAGGTGAGAATTTCTATTCTCTTCCAGTAGAGAGTAATTATGCTTC